GCAAAAACCCCGACAGAGCACCCAGAGTCTGTTACAGGGCAACGGCGATCTGCTCGACAGTATCCAGTATGTGGTCAGTGGCTCAGTCGTTCGTGTGGGTACACCGCTTGATTATGGCCGGACGCACAACGAAGGATTTTCCGGCTCGGTATCTGTGTCAGCCCATAAGCGTCTCATCACTCAGGCGTTTGGTCGGGCGCTTAAACACGGGGTATGGCAAACCGTGGGGGCGCATAAACGTATGTTAAACATCCAGCAGCGTGAGTTCCTCGGTCTGTCCTCCGGGAACAGTCAGGAACTGCTGCACGTCATCGGGGATTTCTGGAATGAGGTTCTGCAATGAATGAGCGTCCGGCGTTCGTCACCCTGGGCAGCACGGTCAGTGCCGCCGAGAATATTGTTAACTGGCTGAAAGTTGAACTGGAGGGTGAAAAGCAACCAGACCGGGTTGAAAAGGTGGAACGTCACATCGGTCAGTTTAATACCCCGGACCAGGTCAAAAGCTATATGTCCGGGCGTGGCGGCAGTATCCGTATTGCCGCCCTGCGGGTCAGAAACATCCAGAACCGTCGCGGTATGACCGGCCTTGTTACCTGGGCGGCCTACATCATGATGGCTGATTCCTGGGGATACCCGCGCGATGCCCGCTGTGAGGTTATCGCCGGACGACTTGCCCGTCGTATCAGTTGCCGTGAAGCGGCTGCGGGTATGAAGGCTGAGCGGATGGGCGAAAATATTTCCGCTGAAAATCTCTGGTCGGGAGGGCTGGAAAATCTCGGTATCACCATGTGGGCCGTCACATGGGAACAGGAGTTCCGGCTTGATGATGAGATCAACCTGTCCACACTGCCGGAATTCCTGCGACTGGGGGCCAGTATTGTGGTGAACGGACAGCCGGTAAGCGATGAGCCGGAAATCATAAACGTAAGAGAAGGACAGACTGATGAGTAAGAAAATGATTAAGCCATCGAAGGCGGACCTGCTCGTCCGTAAGGCTGATGGCCGTCACCTTGATGCTGCTGGTGAGGCACTGCCGGTAAATGCTTACTGGCTGCGCCGCGAAAAAGAAGGCGATGTGATTATCACTGAGCTACCGAAGTCCCGCACACCTAAAACCGATAAGGAGGCATGATGTCCATCGGTAATATTCCTGATGATATTCGTGTCCCGCTGGTCTGGATCGATATCGATAACTCTATGGCGATGAGCGCCGCGCCGGCACAGTCCCGTAAAATTCTGGTGATAGGTCAGCAACTCGCCAGCGCGACTGCTGAGCCATTGGCACTGAACCGTATTACCGGTGACAGTATGGCCGATGAGCTTTATGGACGCGGCTCCATGCTGGGTGAAATGGCAAAGACAGTCCGTAAGGCCAACAAATATACCGAGATGTATGCGATGGGTATGGCTGACATTGCCCAGGGTGCAACTGCGAGCGCCACCGTCACGATGCTCGGCACTGCGACTCAGGCCGGTACGCTGGCACTGATGATTAATGGTGTGTCTGTCCAGGTGGGCGTCAGCATCGGTGATGACGCCGAAGCCATTGCCGGCAATATCATCACAGAGGTAACAGCAAAACCTGCAACGCAGGTCTCGGCCACTTTAAAGGCTGATGCCGCCGCGACCGTAGTACTGACTGTGAACTGGAAAGGCATCACGGGGAATGACAGCGATGTGCGTCTGAACTTTTATCCAGGTGAAAAAACACCTGCGGGGATCAGTGCCACATTGACAGCCTTTACGGGCGGCTCGGGTACACCTGATATTCAGGCGGTTGTCGCCGCGCTGGGTGATGACTGGTATACGGATATCATTTTCCCGTACAACGACACGCAAAGTCTGAACACCATTCGTGACGAACTGCTGGAGCGCTGGGGGCCACTCAAGATGATGGAGGCTCAGTTGTGGACTGCTTTTCGCGGTACGCATGCCCAGAGCGGTACGTTCGGGAATACCCGTAATGACTGGCTGATTTCCTGTATTGGCACCAACATCGCGCCGGAACCGTCATGGTTGTGGGCTGCCAGTTATGGTGCGACAGCAGCTTACCAGCTTGCCCTTGACCCGGCCCGTCCTCTCCAGACACTGGTGCTGACTGGCATCAAGCCACCGAAAAGTGGCATTCGCTGGGACATGCCGGAACGTAATTTGCTGCTGCATGATGGTATCGCCACGCACTTTGTTGATGCCGGCGATAACGTCTGTATTGAGCGAGAAATCACCATGTACCGCGTTAACCGCTATGGCGATACCGATATTTCGTATCTCGATGTGCAGTCGCCGGCAACGCTTGGGCGCATCCGTTATGTCATCAAAAACCGTTTCACCAGTCGATACCCACGGCACAAGCTGGCGGGCGATGACGTGCTCGATTTGCTCGATGCCGGTCAGCCTGTGATGACACCGAAAATTGCGACCGCTGAGCTGCTGGATATTGCACTGACTGAGCTTATCCCGGCAGGACTGGTGGAGGACTTCGAGGACTACAAAGACACGCTTGAGGTCACCATCGACAGCAACGATCCGAACCGCCTGAACTTTATCTGCCACCCGAATCTGGTGAATCAGTTGCGCGTTCTGGCCGGTCTCATCCAGTTCAAACTTTAAGGAGCCAGCATGGCAAATATTCTGGGTATGGCGGCTATTCGTGTTAATGGCCGCGAAATCAAAACTGAAGGGAAATCCGTGCTGAATCCGGGTGGCTATGCCCGCCAGCAACATATGGGCGGTGGCAAGGTCTGGGGTAATTCCCGCAAGATGGCCGCCCCTTCCATCAAGCTGACCATTGCTGCGGATCGCGACGTCGATGTGATTGAAATCAGTAACTGGGAGGATGTGACCGTCATGTTCTACGGTGACAACGGTCTCAATTACATGATGACCGGTGCGGCCACCGATAACCCGGCAGAACTGGACGAAGATGCGGGTACGGTTTCGGCCAACTTCATCGGCGTCAAGTGTGTGAAGGTGTAAGACATGGCTGAACTGACATTCACACTGAAACACGGTCTGCGTACCGGCAAAGGCACCACCGATGAAATGCTTCACAAGGATGTGACACTGCGTGAACTGACATCCCGTGACGTTATCGAATCGCAACTGGCCTCTGAGCGCGTTGTTATCGGTGAGCACGGCAAGGCGGTCGCGTACTGCTCTGAGGTGATGATGGGGCTGGAGATGATGCGCCGGCAGATTAAGCAGATTGGTGAAATCGCCGGTCCGCTGGACATGTCGCAAATTTATGCCCTGCACCCGGAAGATTTGAAGTTGCTGACGGATAAAGGCAAGACGATGGACGACATGCTGGAGGAGACTGCCGAACGGGGGCGACATGGTGCCGATGGCAGCGGCGCTCAATCTACTGCTGATTAACCTCTCTCAGCGTTTCGATGTTAACCGGCTTGAGCAACTGCCCTTGCGGCAGTTGCTTATTCAGGTCAGGCAACTGAGGAAGCAATATGACAAACCGCCTAAGCACTGAAATTCTGATTAACCTTGCCGGGAACCTGACGGCGAAAGCCCGCCAGTACGGCGCTAATATGAGCGAGTTTGCCAGCCGTAACCAGAAAGCAATGTCTGTTGTTAAAGCCGCGTCGGAATCTGCGGGACGTGGTCTGGATATGCTCAGCAACCGTTACACCACAATGATTGCCGGCCTTGCCAGTGGTGCCGCACTGAAAGAGTTTGCTAAAACAGACAGACAATTAACAGGTCTGGGTATTGCTGCCGGTAAAACTCGCGATGAGATGCGCAATATTTTTTCTGGCATACAGGACGCAGCCATCAAATTCCGGGTAGATGACTCGGAGGTATTGGCTGCACTGGAGAATGTCAACAAAACGACAGGTGATCTGGATTTCGGCGTTAAAAATCAGAGCATGATAGCCGCTTCTATCGCTGCATCAGGTTCTGCCGGCGACCCAATTGGAGGATTGTTTTCTCAGTTCCCAAAATTTGGTCTTCAGACTGAGAAGCAGACGCTTGCAGCTATGGACACATTAAACCTTCTGGGTAAAGAAGGTGCGTTTGAGTTAAAAGACATCGCTGAAAAAGGTGTCAGGGCATTCTCTATGTACTCCGCAGCTGGTGGGAGTGGCGTTAAAGGAGTCAAAGACGTTGGTGTTGTGCTGGAGTCGGCAATTGATGCTACAGGCAACCGCGATACTGCCGCTACAGCAACCGAAAACCTTATCCGTGACTTGCAATTACCTAAAGTCGTCAGCACCCTTCGTCAGAATGGTGTCAACATTTATGACGATGCAGGGAAGATGCGATCACTTCCAACTCTTCTGGAAGAGATTGCTAAAAAATCAGGCAGCAAAGGGGCTGAAAAGCAGAATAAAAGACTCCTGGAAGCCGGTTTTAATCAGGACAGTATTTTACTTATCAGCAGTGTCACCTCCGGTAAGGGTGCGGAAAACCTCAAGCGATACCAGTCAGTTGTCGGAGACGGTACAGGCATCATGAAAGATGCTGAATACGCGGCGAAGGATTTTACTTCGGCGCTGACCAGCCTGAGTGTCACATGGAAGAAATTTTCTAACAGCAATCTTGCCGGTCCTGTACAGGAACTGGCTGATGCTATCAATTCCGTTGATCAAAAGACGGTTCAGAACTGGCTTGAAATCGGTAAGAACATAGCTATTGCTACAGCCGGAGTCATCGCGGCACGTAAGGCTTTTAAAATCGGTAAAGGTGCATGGGATTTTCTTCAGCCAGAAAAAGGCGGTAAAGGTATCCCCAAAGGCGTCTCCGATGTTTTTGGCTCCGGTGTCATGCCTGTTTATGTCGTGAACATGGGCAAAGGTGGCATGGGTGGTCCAGGTGATGTTATCCCTGATGGGAATAATCCTCGAAATCCTAAAGGTCCAAAACGTCTTGGCGGTCCAACCAGCATGATTGGTACGACGCTTTTAATGTCGACCATTCCGTTCCTGTCTGAACCGCCAAATTTAACCGACGATGACAAGGCCAACATGGTTCAGTGGGCAAAGGATCGTGCCAGACGCAAAGCTAATGAGAAACCGGTTATTGATCCGCGCCCGTGGGCATCATTGACCCCGGTGACGCCGTTCGTTCCTGCGTCAAACAATCACCAGCCGGAGACTCCACGCCCTGAAACGAATGACCATTCTTTGTTTGGTGTCATCGTTGATTTCCTGCGTGGCACCAATGCCGCCATTGAAAACAAAAATGCATTCGATAAGCCAGTTCAGCCACCAGCATTGCCAACAACCGTACAAAAAATGCAGGGTGAGATCCGTGTCATCCTCGAAGGTGGCGGACGTGTTAAAAGCGTCAGCATGAACCAGCCGGGTATCAAACTCAGCGCATCGGCTGGCGTGTCCAGCGTGGAGCAAAGCTGATGGCCGTTACCCGATGGGAAGACCTGCGCGATGCTTCATTCCGTGGCGTGGCGTTCTGGCTGGTGAACAACGAAGGCACTGGCGGACGTCGTGCCATCCCACGAGCCTACCCTAAAAAAGAAGTGGGCTGGACCGAGGATAATGGAGCGGTCCTGACCCAACAGCAAATCAACGGCAAGCTGATTGGAAAGAACTACCAGAGCGAACTGGAGGCACTTCTCCGCGCCCTGAACACACCAGGCCCTGGCGAACTTATTCATCCGTGGTTCGGCATTCAGAAGGTTCAGGTTGGCAAGGTTTCGCACCGACTGAGCACAGAAGAAGGCGGCATTGCCTATGTCGATTTTGAAGTGTTCGAAGCGGGTGAACGTCTGTTTCCATCCGCCGCTGAAAATACCAGTCTGACGGTAATGAGCGCGGCAGATAAGGTCAAAGACGCTCTGGCGAACGGCGATGTCTTTGCCCTGCTGGATGGTCTTGGTGAGATGGCCGATACATGGATGGACGATATGGAAAATCTGGTGGTGGGTGTGCTGACGCTCCCCTCCGCGATTACTGAATGGACTGATCGCCTCGGGCGTTTTCGTGGGTTAATTGAGCTGGCCGTCGCGAAACCTGCCGGATTTATCAATGATGTTCTGAACCTTGTAAGCGGCGTCCGTGAGACTGTGACCGAACCTCTGTGGTCAATGCGGGTTTACGATCAGCTCCGCAGCCGGTGGCAGGGAGAACAGTTTTCCGGTTCATCTTCTTCGCCGTGGTCATCGCCTGATTCGGTCACAAATACAAATGACCGTGCGACAGCTGCTGCACTTCACCAGTTACCCAAGTACATGTCAGTTACACCGGGTTCCGTTACTGACGGGACCTATGGCTTTGCCAGCAGCCTTCCTGATGTCGTTCCTGAACTGACGGATTCTATGCAGGCTAACATCACTGATTTTCGTCAGTTGATCGTCGTTGCCAGTCTTATCGGACAAGCAGAGACCATTGCCAGCACTGAGTTCAGAAGTAGTGAGGAAGCCATCAGTACGGGCGACACGCTGGCTGAGCAACTGAATGAACAGGCGGTGTACGCCGTGGAAAACGGCCAGCGGGATTTGTGGCATGCCCTGCGTGAGCTGCGTTTTGCCGTCGTCAATGACGTGCGGGTCAGGAGCGCTCAGTTGCCACAGGCCCGGATAGTCACCCTGACTACGACATCCCCTGTATCCCTGATTGCATGGCGTGAGACCGGTAATACAGAGAACCGTGACGCCATTGCCACACGGAACCGGCTACGTGACCCGGCTTTCATTCTTCCAGGTAAACCTGTCGAGGTAACAGAGTGATGGAAATGGTTGTGCTTGAAGTTGACGGCCAGCTGTGGGACGGATGGACCGAGATGTCCATCACTTCCTCACTGGAGGCTGTTGCCGGCGAATTTGATCTCACTGTCACCACGCAATGGTCAGAAGCATCACCGCGAATCATTAAGCAGGGTATGCCCTGCATCGTCAGGCTGGGAAAGGATACGGTTCTGACAGGGTATATCGATGATTTTATTCCAAGCTATGACGCAGAGAACATGAGTATTCGCGTCATGGGCCGGGATAAAACCGGCGATCTTGTTGACAGCTCTGTGGTGCATAAGTCCGGCCAGTGGAAAGGTGTTCGACTGGAGCAACTGGCAACGGAAATCTGCAAACCCTACGGCATCAGTGTTATCAGTGAAACTGACACTGGTGAAACCTTCGGTAGCGTGGTGCTTGAACAGGGAGAGACCGCTTTCGATCTTCTTGACCGCCTGGCTAAACAACGCGGCGTTCTGCTTACTGCTGATGGCCTGGGTAATCTGATCATCACCCGTGCATCAACAAAGCGTGCCGGCGTTCCTCTGATTTTCGGGACCAATATTCTTGCCGCCCGTGGCCGGTTCAGTTGGCGAGAGCGAAACAGCCAGTACATCGTAAAAGGCACGTCCAGTGCCGGTGGAAGCACATGGGACGCTCAGCCAGCGAAAGTGACAGGTGGACGTCAGACCATTGTTGATGATGGTGATATCAACCGCTACCGCCCGAAAATCCTGGTGAATGAAGACAGCCTGACCGTCGGCGGTGCGAGTACACGTGGTGAATGGTACAAAGCCCGGATGATGGGCGAAGCCAACAGCACCGAAATCACGCTGGCTGGGTGGCGCGAAAATGGCGATGACAGCCCGTTATGGCAAAAAAACAGACTCGTCGATATTGATGACCCGATACAGAACCTGAAGGCCACGTGGCTGATTAAGAGCGTGACGTTCACTGAAGGTGATAACGGGCGTATCTGCGTTCTGACACTGGTTCCTCCTGAATCAATGGACATGCCTGAAACCGGCACGAAGAAAACGGGTAAGAAAGGCAAAAAATCAAAGGCAAAGACGGTGGCAACATGGGACTGAATCCGGCAAACATCGGTCGCACACTTGAAGGTATTGGACGCCGGCTGCGGCTGCTCGTTGACAGAGCAGTCGTCCGTATCGTTACCGACAGTCTTGGTCGCCAGAATCTCCAGATCCAGTCTCTGGCTGACTCAACCAATGATGACGTTGAGCGTTTCCAGAATTACGGTCTGACATCCGTTCCGCCTGTCGGTTCAGAAGCACTCATTCTGGCGGTAGGGGGACGTCGAGAAGGACTGGTGGCAATCGCTGTTGAAGACAAGCGCTGTCGTCCTAAAGGTCTGGAGGATGGAGAGGTCAGGTTATATCACGGCGATGGTCAGTCATATATCACCCTGAAAAAAAATGGCGTTATCGAAGTTAAAGGGAAATCGGTTAATTACGATGGCCTCGATATGTTTGAGATAACGACAAAACAGTTAAAAGTTAACGGCCCTACCCAGTTTACAGAAGATATTCAGGTTGCCGGTAAATCTGTGCTTAAGCATTTCCATATTGACGGAGATGACGAAAAAACATCGGAGATGAAATGACTATTGGTATCAGCTGGAATAATCAACTCTCCAGAGGTGAACTGACAATTAACCATGATGGTTTATCGCGTGATGAAGGTCTGGTCACACTGGTTCTTATTTGTCTTTTTACAGACGTCCGTGCTGATACCGATGACATTATCCCCGATAATTCATCTGACCCGCGAGGCTGGCCCGGTGACACCTTCAGTGATTATCCGTGGGGGTCAAAACTCTGGCTACTGGACCGCGAAAAACTGACGGAAACCGTCAGAATGCGAGTGGAAGATTATGCGCTGCTCTCCATGCAGCCTCTTTTACGTTCCGGATATGCACGTAATGCAACGGTGACGGCCACGATAAGCGGCAGTGATCGGATTAATTTTATTGTCATTCTTACCCGCCCGGATAAAACAACGCTCCGGATTGAAATAAGTAAACGCTGGGAGTCCACCGCTAATGACTTATAACGTTCCCGCACTGCGCAAACTTATTACTGACGGCGAAAAAGATATTGCCTTTGAACTGGGGCTGCAAAAACTTCCACCAGTAGGTGTTGAGAAGGCACTTAATACCTCATTCAGTAATCAGGTGCGTGATTTATACGACCACCAGAGCTGGATCAAAGACCAGATTATTCCGTCCGTTAAATCTGATGATGAAACTATTATCGAAACTGCGGCCAGTGAAGGCGTCATCAGAAAACAGGCCGCGTTTGCTAAGGGGCCGGCTGTATTTAAAGGGGCCACGCCACTACCGGAGGATGCGGAGATGCAGACCGCTGCCGGTGTTGTTTATACCGTGATGGCTTCCGGCGTTCCTGCGGATGGTGTGATGACAGTAACCATTCAGGCAAGCGATGCCGGCGTATCCGGAAACCTTCCTGAAGGTGAGAGTCTGACATTGTTATCCCCCGTTCCCGGTGTGGAGAGCATCGGTTCAACGGGGACGGGAGGCATCACGGGAGGTGCAGATATTGAACCTGTCGCTGAACTTCTTGACCGGCTTTTATTTCGTAAGCGCAATCCACCCGTTGGCGGCGCGGTGCATGATTATGTTATCTGGGCGCGTGAAATGGCTGGCGTAAGTCGGGCATGGGCATTTGATGCCTGGCATGGCCCATGCACAATCGGGCTGGCATGGGTTTATGACGATCGTTCAGTGATTACCCCCGGATATCAGGACCGGAAAAATATGGAGGATTATCTTTTCCGTCATACCGACCCGGCGACTGGTGTATGGGTTGGCAAGCCAGGCGGAATAGAAGTATGGCCCGTTGAGCTGGTACTTCGCCCGGTCGATATGATTATTGACATAACGCCGGATACGCCTGCTACGCGTAAGGCTGTCCAGTCTCGTCTGTTGACGCTCCAAAAGACGCTGCTACCTGGGCAGACGTTACCCATTTCAGCAATCAGGACTGCAATCGGCACAGCATCTGGTGTGACCGATTACACACTGAATCTGACTGCTGACATTCCCTGCGATCAGAATGAACTTATCACTATCGGGGAACTGACATGGCCCACAGCGTAGATGAATGGCTGGGTGCTTTATGGCAGATCATGCCGCGTGGTAAAGCCTGGTCACGGGATGAAGACGGAGATTTAAACCGTTTTTTACGGGCGTTAGCCAGACGTTTAAGTCAATCGGAATTTGATGCAGAGAGCCTGCTTCCGGAGATGCGGCCAGAGACAACATTCCTGCTGCTGGAGGAATGGGAAGAATATCTAGAACTACCGGAGTGTGGGCAGTTAAGCGGAACTGTAGAAGACCGACGTCGGGCTGTTGTAGAGAAATATCATCGTAAAGGGGGGCTTGCCCCGTGGCAGATTGAAGCGGTAGCCGCAGCGCTTGGGTTTACTATCCGGGTCACCGTCATTCTTCCTCATCACTGCATGCGTAGCTGCATGTATCCCCTTTACCCGGCCCGTTATCGCTGGACGTTACAGATTGATGTGCTCGACATCAAAGGTGGACGCTTTACCTGTATCGATAACGTCATGACACCACTTCTTAGCGAACGCGCCAGAGAGCTGGAGTGTGTGCTGACTAAATATCGCCTCGGCGGTACAGCATACGAATATTATTATTCTTCAGGAGATAACTGATGTTTCACGTAGATAATTCGACCGGTGTTCCGGTTATGCCACAACCGTCTCCTGTCACCAGTGAGGCTGAACTTTTCTTTACAGAAGGCGGCAATGGTGTACCGCCAACTTACCCAGGCCCTGACTGGTTTAATATCATTCAGAGCGAATTGCTTAATATTGTCAGAACCGCAGGGATTTCCCCTGACAAAATGGACAATACGCAATTACTAGCTGCACTCGGCAGGTTGTTCCTGAAACGCAACAATCCATTCGGAGACATCGCTCAGGATGGTCCAGAAGCGATTGCAACGGCTCTCTCAAACCTTCGTTTAGGAGCGGGCGCTCCATCTATAGGGATACCATTCTTCTGGCCGCTGGCTGCGATGCCTAATACGGTCATGGATGAATGGTCAGATATGGTATTTCTGAAACCCAATGGCGCATCATTCTCCGCCGCGACATATCCAAAACTGGCGAAGGTCTGGACGGGGCTGGTTATCCCGGACATGCGCGGTGAATTCCTGCGTATCTGGGATGATGGACGCGGTGTAGATAGCGGTCGTGCTCTCCTTAGCGCTCAGGGGGATGCCGTTCAGAACATCACTGGTAGTATCGGTCGTTTACAGATGCTCCGTGACGTCAGTTACTCCGGTCCCTTCAGCATTCAGGATTCAATTTTATCTACAGGGTTAACACCTTCAACAAGTGGGGGATATGGCGCTGCAAACTATAACTTCGACATTTCTCGTGTAGCGCGTACAGCAGCAGAAACACGCTCTCGCAACATGGCATTAAACTTCCTGGTGAGAGCTAAATAATGAAATTTATATTTAGTTTAATCGTTCGTTTGGGAGCAGGCGTACCGGCGATAGGAATACCATTCTTCTGGCCGCTGGCTGCGATGCCTAATACGGTCATGGATGAATGGTCAGATATGGTATTTCTGAAACCCAATGGCGCATCGTTCTCCGCTGCGACATATCCAAAACTGGCTAAGGTCTGGACGGGGCTGATTATCCCGGACATGCGCGGTGAATTTCCGCGTATCTGGGACGACGGGCGCGGGGTGGATAGTGGTCGTGCGTTGCTGTCGGTTCAGGGTGATGCGATAAGGGATATTGTAGGGACATTCAGCATTCTTGGAAATAATGCCATCGGTGCGGCCATGTCTTCACCTGATGGGGCGTTCTCACCGTACGGCGACACCCTCGGCCCGATGAATGTTGCAAGCGCTGGCGGAACTACGCGGTCTCAGGGGGCGAAATTCAGAGCGGGTTCCGTTGTACCAACTGCTGATGAAAACCGCCCACGCAACATCGCGTTTAACTTCCTTATAAGAGCTAAATAATGAAATTTATATTTAGTTTAATCGTTGGTTTGGGAGCAGGCGCTCCGGCAATAGGAATTCCGTTCTTCTGGCCGTTGGTGGCGATGCCAAATACGGTCATG